GCAACCATGTTCATATCGTCAGTCCACTCAGCACAGATGGCTGGTTGAATTCCGTACGCAACAAAGGTAATATCACGGGATTTAAATTCTTGTAAGTCTTTTAGATTCAAAGCACCACTTGCATAATTTCTAGCATTTGGTATTGTTTTTGGGGCAACGATTTCTCCAGTAATCTGTTTGACACCTTTGCTCCATATCTCATTTGGTACTAAAGACTTAATTTTATCAGTAATATCTAGACCCGCTCTACCGTCACCACGCGTGAGTGCTTGATGAAAGATGCCGTCTACATAAGTTATAGACACAGCTGCACCGTCCAGTTTGGCAGTCATAATAGTTGGTTGTTTAGATTCCCAGTTTGGTTCTTCATCTTCTCCTACAAAGACTTTCTGAAGTGAATACATTGGGAAAGGGTGATTATATCGTACATCATCACTTGCATGACCTACTTGCTCCTCAAGAGCAGTGTTCTCTACAAGTCTATCATATACATCATCAGGTAATATAGGATTGCCTTCTGCATACTTTTGATTACAATATTCTAGGTATTCTGTCTTATTCATAGATATATTATACAGAATTTTTAAGGATTTGTCAAGGACTATTTTTTGGTGCTATTGGTATAACTCGTCTAATATCTCTTTGAAATGAGTTTCTAATACTCCTTTAACTTCTGAGATAGAAAGTATCTCTACTAAGGCTGTAAATATTTCTCGAAGGTTATCCAAATCAATAGGCAAGGCTATGCCGTCCCTTGTTGGTTTCCATTCTTCATCAAAGTCCATATAGTACTTTCTGATATGTAAATACTCCGTACCACGAAAGTTGTTTACCATAACAAAGACTTTTTCATTTTTGTCTTCGTTAAAGTGTACTTCCTTTTCGTATACTGGAGTTTCGTTATGTAATTCTATCATTTTTCAGTATCGCTGCTAGAGGTACAATAGACGTTACGTTATCAGGTTGTAATAGTCTGTAAGAGTCGGTGTCCCAACAAAACAATAGAACTTGTCTTTGAGATGGTTTGGCTCGATTCTTTTTCGACTGTATGTATTTGTTATCGAAGTCACCTGTGCAGACATTATATTTCAGTCTACGACTATTCTGACTACGATATGTGACAATAGCGTCTCCCGCTTCGTCAAGTTTTCTAACAAAATCTTCCTTTTTCATTCGTTTCCTTGTAGGTAGTTAATATCTATTAGCGTCCTATCAATGGTATCGTTTTACGAGGTGATTCTTGTAGATACAAAAATACTCAGGGAGGTTGCCCTCCCCAAGATTCAGGGGTAATTAATCGTTTAGTTCGTTAATTAGTGTTGTAAAATATACAGCAGCCTTACCTGTTAGCTTACTGACAATTGCTGTGTCGGCTTCTTTACCTGCATCAGAGATAGCTTTTACTAAGTCATCTTGTGCTTGTGCGACATTTACTCTGCCACCACCAGTTCCACCACTGCTTTTTACTGCTGGAGTTTTCTTAACATATACTCCTGCTTTTGTTAAAATCATTCTGACTCCATTTGGGCTCTCGCCTAATTCTTCAGCAACCATCTTAACAATCTCCATACTGTTGTCTGGAGTTGGTTCTTCTGCAGTATACATTTCAACTGCTTGTTCTTTACTTTCGTCTGTCCACGCCATAGTTCTTTTCCTTTTTAATGTGTAGTTTTGTTTGTATTCGGCAAGGCTAAAAGTATTGCGATAACCAGGACACCAACCTGTGGTCTCTAGCATCTGTGTGTAATACCTGTCGCTCATTGCTTATTTCCTTAATATAAATATATTATATCGGAATTTTAACCTTGTGTCAAGAACTATATTTTAGTAGCTATAACCGTAGACTGTAATGTCTTCCTGATACAGCTCGTATATATGTTGTTTACTTTTTAAAGTATACCAACGTTCCCACATAGGTTGCACTTCTTCATCCTGTAAAATTGATATATCTTTGGGATGTAGATTTGAAAAATTTAATTCTTCTTTCCATGCTTCGAATCTGACTATATGGTCACAGTCTTTATAAAGTACAGTTTGTAACTCGGGAGTAGATTTATCTACCCAAGCATCCATTCCTATATAGTCTAGACTTTGTATGTATAAAGAGACTATTCTTTCGTAAGGATTTCTTACTACTCCTATAGTCTCGTTATCGCACTTTAATATTAAAGAGGTCAAGGTAATAAACTCTCTAATGCTTCTAGCTTTTCCTGTGCGGATGCTAGTTTGTCTAATTGTTTATCAAATTCTTCTATCAGATCAGAGTGCTCTCCAATACCTACTGAATTAGTAAAGTATGTATGCAACACTGCTTCTGCCTCTTTAGCTTCTGCTATATACTTAGCTCTAAGAGCTTCATAATATCTATTTCCTCTATGCATCTTTGTCTCCCATATATGCTGGTATAAACGTCCTAAGAAATCTTTCTTGGTGTTTATTAATCAATATAACATGAACCAGTAAAGGTAAACAGACACTCAAAAATAAAGTGAAAACAATTCCACCTACCCAAGCGTATCTGTATGCTATATTTTTACTATCAATTCTTCCGATAATTTGTATTGCTGGTACATATAGATTATACATTCCTAATATTACTCCAGCTATCCAAAATGCCGCTACTATAGTTAGTGCGTCCATTTTATTCCTTTTTACATATACTCGCGTAAATGTCTTAGACTGCCCATATCATAAGCTGGTATTGCATGGTATTTACCTGCAAACTCAAGATAAGGAAAGTACGTATCTTTGAGGTCTTCCTGTTGTGCTTCAATCGTATACACTAGGTATAGTTTGTAGCCTCGCTCCTCTGATTGTTCAGGCTGAAGTTCTTTTTTCACTACTGCTGGGTAGTTCTGTCTTATTGCCCAAACTTTTTCTCCTGTGGCAAAATCTTCAGAGATGCACTGATCTGGTAGTAGTGCATTCCGTCTGCCTTCGTAGTCTGTGTGTGCTATTTTTTGTGGGACTCCTATTCTTTCTATGATTCCCTTTACAAAAGCAGGGGATCGATACAGTGACTTAGCAATGTCTGCTACTGTTTCGCCATCTAAATATCCTGCTACTGCTTGTTTAACTTCTTGTTTAGTTGCTGCTTTCCCTTTGTTCTGAGCCTTTCTTCTAGCACGAAACTCCATAGTCTCGTGAAACTCTGATATGATATTACCTAATCTAGTTGTGTTGTAAGCAATGTTTAGTATACCACATGCTTCTTTCTTTGTTATAGGTTTGCTACCATCAGTAGGGTTTAATAACTCAATTACCTTGGTTATATTCGCTTGTGTAAGATTTTCGTGTTTCTTCTTTCTCATCTATTTTTGACCCCATCAAAATTATTCCATAATGCAGAATCTTTAATAAGTCCTGCTCGTTTCTTCCTTCTTTCTTTCCATAGCGTTGGGCATACTTTATGATATTTCCTAAGCAAAAGCCTTCGCCATGACCAGCGTCGAAGATGAACTCCGTTGACTGGATTTTATTCATACTATAGTGTTGGTCGTATGTTCCCAATATATGATTACGCAGTTTGTTTAAAACTACATCTTCATTAAATTTATACTTGTCTACTTTATAATCACTCATTTATTCACCGTAAAAAAGCCTACTTGTACAAGTCTGCCTGTTGTTTTATCGTGTCCAAAACCTGCACAGAATGGAGCATGCCAATAATGTGCTGGATATAAGACGCATCTGTTATATAGATTGCCAACATAAGTGTGCATTAAGAATTCTCCATCCTCTTTCCACATTTGTTTGAACATACCTTTACCTTTGCTAAGTTCATCATTCTTGTAAACTTTACCAGTTTGGTTGGATTGAAATAACCCTGTACCTTTCTGAACATCTGCATTAGGACTTAGATATACTACTGCTGCGTAGGCTTGACCTTTCATATCTTCACTAGTGTTCTCTAAAAATCCTGAACAGTCATGATGTACCCAGTTCCAATCTGCATCTCCTTTGTCTGATAAAGTAAATGCGGCGTTGCTGTTGTTTCTAGGAAAGTACTGCATCTTTGCATTAAGCATATTCTCCCACTGATTTCTACAATACACAAAGTTCTCATTGTTAAATGAGGACATAGTGCGACGACCTGGAAACATAGTCTTACGTTCTCTACGTCCTGGTCTAAAAAACATGGACAAAGCT